AATCCAACCCGTGTTTCGCCTTGTGTATTTTTGCCTTTGATTTGATTTGTTGGATTGATGCGTTGGGTTCTTCATCCACAAAAAATTCCACATCGCTTTTGTTTACCGATTCGCACAATTGGGTTACTTCGTGTTCCCTCAATGTGGCGTTTCGTATCTTCCAGTTTACAATGTCGGTCAATAATGAAAAGTATCTTTTTGCCAATTGTTCGGATGACATTTCTAAGCTGATAATCAAACCTTTTCCACCCAACTTACCAAATTCATAAATAAGGGATAAGGCCAATGCAGTTTTTCCCATTCCTGGTCTTGCCGCCATTACGATTAAATCACCCGCGTTCCATCCACCCAATATCCTATCCAATGATTTCCACCCCGTTGGTTTACCCGTTATGCTTACACCACGGGCAATGGCTTCGGTTATGTTATCCAATGCCTTTGCACTCACCTTGTGGATGGATTCGGGGTCGTGTATGGTTGTAAACTGTGTGTTGTCAATTACATTCTGTGTCTGTGTAATCAAGTTTGGCAAATCGGTTGCAAAATCCAACTTTTCAATTTCCTCGATGAATTGCTTTTTCAAAAACTTTTGTTCCAACTTGGGCAAGTACGATGGCACATTGAATGCGTGGTAAACATCGTTTCCAATGCGGACCATCCACGCTATTTGTTCTCGCGTTAATCCTTTGGATAAACTCATGTAATCGATTGGATCATTGTTAAAATACTTTTCAATCATTTGTTCCACGATGTGTTTGTGTAAAATCCCATCAAACCAATTGGGCTTGATGCGTGGCAAAAGTGCCTGGGCTTGTGGGTAATACAATAATTGCCCCAAGATGTAATCCTCGATATTGTCATTCATAGTCCGCGATATTAAATCTTTTTTGTGTTGGTTGTGTCGCGGTGGCGGTTTTTAAGTTTCCATCCTTCCAAGTGATAACGCACGATTTCCAATTTTTCATTTGTTCTTTTCCAATTTTCCACCCCTTCGCTTCGTAGTGGTGGTAAAAACGCTCTGCAACATTGTTCATTCCTTTTTCATCCATATAAACCGCAATCTCGTCAATGGTTGGTTTGCTAAACACCTTGGTTGTTTTTGGTTTATCAACTGGCTTATCTAATACTTCATCTTTAACTTCATTTTCATTTTCATTTTCATTTTCCATATGTAAAACATATGATAAAGATATGTCATTCACATCTTCCTTCTTTTTACGGTTATTACGCCTTGATTCAGAATAAGCTTTTCGCTTGGTTACTTCTTCTTCCAACCTTTCGTTATAATACAAACCCGCCTCGTCCACGGCGAATTTTGAAAATATATCTTCGTCATGTGTGACACATATCTTTAACATATCTTTTTTAGTTAACCTACCTTTTTGATGTTGGGCACACATCAATCGAATAAACTTCCCAACCTGGTCGTTGTCCATAAACATCGTACCCGTTAAAAAGTCACTTGAATAAAAAAGGAATGCTGGATCCTTAGACATGATTGTTAGCCAATAAATGTTTGGTAATCGTGTTGTGAATTTCAGCGATGTTTTCTTGCGTTCCCCAATGTTTGCATTCAAGGTCTGAATAAATGTTTCTGCCTTGGATTAAATACAATTTGTCCAAATGAAAATCATAATTGGTTAACCATTTGTGGTCTTTGTAAATCTCAATAACGCAATAATTCTTGTCTACTGTAATTTTTGTTGTAAATGTATTTTTCATAAAATAATAAAGCCCTTAAACAAACCACCAAGTACGAGTTGATGGTATGCCAAGGGCAAAAGGTCATGGTTAGTTATCTCGTACATAACTGTAATACCCTACAAATATAAAATAAATTATTCGTATATTTGCCTTATCCGTTTGTTATTTGTCATATCATAGGATGGGGGGCTTCATTGCCCCCTTTTTATTGCGTTAACCATCACAACAATCCAAACAATACCACCCAACCCCACCATTGATATTCCGATGCACTGGGCCACATACGGGTGATGCACAATTAACCACCCGTAACCCAACCCACTTAATACAATACAGATAAGCGATAAAATGAACATTCTCATTTGCTTAGTTTTATTTGTATCGTGTCCTCATTCTGAATATACTGTGCGGGTGTTATCAATTCCCCATCTGCACTAATCAACAAACCTTGGTTGGTTGTTTTGTACGCATATTGGGCTTGTTTCTCCAACTCCTTCACCTGGTTCTTTAATTCAATTATTTCGGGTATATGGTCATAATTGTAACGACCCCCACCCGCTTTCTTTGTTATCTCATAACCCAAATAAACTTGTCCATGCCATTTCACCGCCTCGGTTAATGCCAATGGCTTGACCTGGTCTTGTAGTTCCTTAATAGCTTCCGCCATTTCCTTCAAATGAATGTGGAATGCAAGGGGGCATCGTTCGCCCCCCTCCACTTCAATCATCATGTTTGCTAATTTGCTAATATCGTTTGTCATACAAATCGGAATTTGGCAATGTTTTGATTTTTGTTGTTATTTCTAACGATTTCCACAAGGTTATGTTTGTCATATTGCCTTAGCATCGTGTACAAATCTTTAACATAGTGTTCACGCATAATTTTTTGCAGGATTGGATGCTTTCGTTCAATCCATTCGTTTCCAAATTCTTTTTGAACATAGTCAAGAAAATTCCGTGTAGATGCGTGAAGTTGCACATTTGGTTTAATGGTGTTTAAAGGTGCATCGCTAAATAACTTACCCAAAATGTCCATTGCCTTTTTCAAGGTAGCCAATTCACCCTCCGTGAACTGGCTAAATAATTGTTGTTGTGTCATATCTTTTTAGTTCTAAAATGGGAGGTCTGACGAATCGTAACTTACTGGCTTCGCGTTCTGCAAAGTGTCAACACCATTGTTCACGAAATTCTCAAAAATTTGGGCATAGGATAGTATCTCATGCAGTTTAATGTCCCCGTTGATGACAAGGTCACCCGCTACCTTTAATACACTCATACGCATGATGTGTTTTCCCGTTTCGGGGTCTTTGGGTTTTGGTGTGAATCCCGATGATTGGAATGCCCCTGGTTGTGCCATTACGGGTGCAATCTTGTAATAAATTCTGTCTTTGAATGTTCTGTCCGTGATGGTGTAATCCGTTTCAACCCCAACACTAAATTTGTTTTGGTCTTTTGACTTACTCGCATACTCACCCGAATCGCCATTGGCAAAGGTGATTTCAAATTTGTACAATGTGCCATACTGCCCGTCGAATGATCCGTTGGCGGTTACATTGGTTACCGCACTTCTTTTTGTTTGTTCCATATTATTTTGTTTTTTAATGTGTAGTTTAATTGCTCTAAAATCTCAAATTGTTTTTCCATTGATAACCCGTTCCGCTTGAATTGAAATTTCCATGTGGTGACGGTGTTGTAATTGGTTTGCAATACCTCTGATAATTCTTTGTTTGATTTGCTGAATACTTCGTTTAATGCTTCGTGTGTTGTCATATAATTTTACATTCTTTTCCTAATTCATAACCATCCCACAATGTCAAATCATCCTTAAATGTAATACGCCATAAATCCATTATTTCTGATTCATAGTGCATCTCAATAATCTTGATGTGTTTGAAGTGCTTGTTGGTTTCTAATACCTCACGCATCTTGTTAAGCTCGGGTGTCCAAATTAATAATTGGTTGTTCATTTTTTGCCTGTCTTAAATTGATACAATGTTTGGGTGTACTCATCAAAGTGCGGGATGTAAGCATCGCGTTCGTACTCAAATGGCTTGGCCTCTGGCAATTTGTTAATGTCATTTTTGTACTGTCTCAACTTCCATCCAAGGAAGGAAACAACCACCGCAACGGGTGTAAGTAGAATGAAGTAAATTATATCCATGTTATTTGTCTTTTCAAAAATAGGTTAAATAATTTTAGATTCCAAATTAAATGCGTTGTAAAATAAAATCAAACGCCTCGTGTAAAGTGACTGTGCGATAAATTTCAGCCATGCGATAAGCGTGTTCCCATGTCGGTGCATACCAAGTTTTAGTATACAATTCCTTGCCTTGTTCTGTGCGATAAACGCATTCGTAAATATTGATTGTCATATCCATACCACAAATATACATTTTATATTTGAAATAACCAATACATACAAAAATAAAAAAAGGGAGAATTAACCCCCTTCTTTGTGAATGGCTACTTTTCCTTTGTGAGTGACTTCAACATTGCAATCAACTTAGGGTGTGGGTACACATCCGCCTTGTCTGGTCTTACTGAATTGTGTGTAAATACGCCCTCACCACCTTTCAACGCCCGTTTGCTGACTTCCCAAATATCCTCGTTGTATGTCAAATCAATGCCATACTTAGTTGACCAATGGATCAACAACTCCTTTACAGATTCTATTTGTGCATCTGTGTAGTTCTGCCAATACTTGTATCCTTTGTATGGTTTATCCAACTCAATTACATCCGTAACCTCACCACCAACATAATTGATGAACTTTATTCCTTTTTTGGTCACGGGGCCATAATTACAAATCTCAATACCGATGGACATACGATCCAATGGAAGGAATGGCAACCCCTGGGACATAAAGTGCTTTGTACCTAATCCCAAATGATACGCCCAACACTCGCTTCCGAACCCTTGCACGATGGTTCCATCGTTGCTAATAGCTACACAAGTTGCAACCTTATTGGCTTGTGATTCCCAATACTGAAACACTTGTTCGCCACTTGGTCCACCTGCCGTGTGGTGTAAATAGATTTGCTTCTTTTCAATCTTTTCGTAATTGTACGACCTAAAATGTACTTGTTTAGTTTTCATCCTTCTTGCTAAATTTATCAATTGATGTAAATCCCAATGTGAGTATCGTTACCCATTCAACCGCCTCCACCAATTCTTTGGATGGTGCTATGTCCTGGGGTGACATGGAGTTGTGTGCCATTGTCCCAAATAGTACAAACGCCCCAATGATACCAACGAAACGCTTTGAACTGAATTGACCTTGGTCACCTTTGAAAATCTCTAATATCTTTTTCATTATCCTTGGCCTCTCGACTTTTTAAATGATTTGTGTTTGTTGATGTGCTTTGTATGTCTACCCAATTTGTTTTTGGGCTTTGCACGGAATGTCGATGTGTTACTTGCCTTTGCCATTACAGTCCGTTCAATTTTAACATATTGGAAATTGACAAGGTGTCCATGTCGGCCATTGCCGTGTCGATTCCCATAAACATCATGGTATTTGCATACTTAGTGGCTTTGGCTTCTGCCTTCTTTACATCCTCTTTCAATGCTTCCTTTTCTGCAACCTTTGATTCAACCATCTTTGCATTCATCGTTTGAGCCATTTTGGTGACTTCTCCCGCACTTTCTACATTTTTTGATACCTTGTTAAGCAACGCATCTATTTCATCGATTGTAGGGCTTTGTTTTGCGTTTGCACTTGTGAACACATAACCCGTCATAAATAGGGCGGTGAAAATAATCCATGCCGTTTTCATAGTTTTTTCATTGTTTGCATTATTCTTATTTCAGTCATAGCGGATGCCAAACAAGAATCCGATCGTTTCAATGCGTAGGTCAATTTATCAATCTTGACATCCAACGCTTCAATCTTTGAATTGGCTTTTTCAATCTGTTCTTTATACCCCGAACGCAAGTCCATATACAAATAAGACACAGCCAACAACATACAAAAAGATACGGCAGCAATTGGATTCTTACGAAATTGGTCAAAGCTGACGGGTAAGGGATTGGGTTTTTTAACGGCGGTCATTATTCTTGTATTGGTTCTGGAACTTGGCAATAAGGTGAGTCGGGGTACTTCGCACAAAACGTTTTAAGATAAAGCGAATTATCCCCGCTAAAAGTATGAACCCCACAAGGATTTGGATAAACCTCAAACGGAGCAAAACTTGCGGGTGGTTCTGAATAGAATAGAATATCAACCGCCCATTTGTCGGATAAAACTGCGGGGCTTTTTACCTCCATTCCATCCATTACGGCAGGGGTAATTACAATAAAGCCCAACTCAACAACTGCGCAATCTACCCAAGTCGTGGACTCCCCGCCGTCGGGTGTGGTTGTTGTTTGTTGTATGTCTTTTTGGAGTGTTGCCCATTCGGTAGGGGTGAACTCGTATTTTGCGAAGGTTTTCATAAGGTAGTTAGTGATGCGAGTTCGGCGTTTGTTAGGCGGGTTTTGAATAGGGCGGCTTGGTTAATTTTTAACAATGAATTTGAATAACTTGATGGAATTGTAAAATCGTAATCAACACGACTTAAATTCGGTGGCACTGAACCACTTGAATCTGTGCCAATTTGTGTGCCATTAATATACATTGCAAAATCATTTGCTTTGTAAGCAAGTGCCATTTTATACCTTTGCCCTACAACACCCCCACTCATTGAAAATGTTGCTTGTACACCTCCAGAAATTGCATATACTTCTCCCCTTAATGTTCCATCGCCAAAAGTTGTAAGCCAAATTGAATTACTCACACTATTATCATTTATACAAAGTGGTGTTCCATAATCTTGAAACCCATTGCAAACAAAATCAGAAAAAAGTACACCTTCACTCTGCCCAATCAAACTACTTATCCCCGTCTTAAAACAAGCATCCGCAACCCTTGTGGCACTTGCTGATGTTGTTGGTATGTAGGAGGTGGGGTAAGATGAGGCTTCTAGTTGTGCGCCGTAAATATAAATATTTGTTCCTACTACTCCATTAAAACTATTTCCATCGGAAACACCAATACCCGAAACACTATCTAATGCGGGGCTTGTTTTGGTAATTGTAACTCTATACCATTCGTTTCCCATTGCAACAATAGAATAAGAATCTGGTGCGCTTGTACTTGTAACATAAACGCCTGTATTCAAATTAAAAATTGCATTGTAACCATTCAAGTATACCCAACAAAAATTACTTGTACCTTTTTTTGCAAAAAAACTGATTGTGTGCGCCCCCGTCAAACTTGATGTGGCACGATAAACAAAAGATGTCGACCCGCTCGAGGTCATTGTGTCTGCATTCTGCGTTCCGTCGGGGCTTGTTACTGAATTTGCAGTAATTGAAACACTATTTGTTGACCAATAAGCATTATCGAACTGCTCTGAATAACTAAATAAATTCGTACTCTGCTTCTCCAACAACAAACTAGGACACCCGCCCCCTCCATTTTGGTAGGTTAATCTTGGTACATTTAATCTGTCGGTAGTGGGAAAATAGGGTTTGGCGGTTGAGCCGATGTTTAGTTGGGCGCCCCAAATGAAACAAGTTGCTGATATAAAAAATCCACAATCCCCTAAACTTGTTGTGCTGCCCGTCGTAAATGTAAAAGACAATCTTTGCCAATCACTTGTTAATGTTATTGCCGAACCTGCCGAACTACCCGTTCCCCAATAAGCGCTAAAATATAAATTTGCAGACCCTTTAGCGTACAAACTTATAGTGTAGGTAGTGCTTGGTAGTAATGTCAAGTCTGCCCAAATATAGCCGTCTCCGCTTGTTTTGGTTGCGGTATCTGCGCTTAATGTTCCATTCGGGGCGGTTGTTGTGTCTGCGGTTATTGTTGTTCCGCTTCTTTTATTCCAATAAGCATTGTTAAATGTTTCACTTTGCTGCACCAAATTCCACGGGCAAACCTCCACCAACCCCGCACTATTTATGCGTGTTCCGTTGGATGCACGGGTGAATGACAAATCGCCGTTGCCGTCGGTTGGGACTGCTGAATATACTTTGTCTTCGGCGTATCCGC